GAGCCCTGCGAAGGGTGAACCCCAGTACGTGCCAGCGACTTCCAATGGGGACGACTGCCTTAACAAATCTAGCGAGGCCAGGGTTGGCCAAGCGACTTACTTTGAAGACACTGTCAATGGATACGGTCAGTGCGGGTTCGTGCTTACGGATTTGGTCACTTCTGTGGGTGAAGACCCATGGGATTTCTGTAGTCACATCATAACCCGTGAGACCCACTACCCCGCGTCGTGCACCAAGACCGTCCTCCAACTGTTTAGAAATAAGCAGATCACGGAGGAGCTGTTCGACGCCTTCATGTTCGTAAACAAAGACAGAATTGACATTGGCGAAATCCGGGCCTTTGTCATGTCTTTGGCTGGCGATAGCCAGCCTGGAACCCCGGCTCCCTCCGACGCGTAAGCGTTGGGCGGAGGTGAGGCGCCCGGCCCTAGAGGCGCCTCGCGGGAAACCGCAAATCTTTGCTCCGAAGGCCTAAGGAGCAAATTATGTGCTTTGTTAACTTCTTGTGTATTAAACCTTTTGTTTTATTAACTTGCTGTGTTATTACACTGAAAATGGCCAAGAAAGTCAAGTCTGCGAAGCGGACCACTAGCAATAAGCCGGCCCCCGTCAAGGGGAAAGGTGATTACACGGATGCAGATAGGAAGATGATGGCGGATATTAGTCGTCGGATTCCTGACCTGAGCTTGTCCTCGGTAGGTAGGAAGGTCGGATCAAAATTCGGCCTAGGCGACCTCGGTGAGGCAGCAGGCAAAGGCCTCGCCTCCCTTTTCGGGATGGGTGACTACACAGTAACGTCCAATTCCCTCATGCAAATGGGGAAGTTGAGCGCGAACGAGGTCCCTCAGTTTTCCAAGGATGGGAAGCGAGGCATTCGTGTGACAGAGCGTGAGTACATTGGAGATGTGTATTCTGGCGGAACCTTGGTGAACGGGTCAACTACTTTCTCGGTTAACAACTTCGTGTTGAACCCGGGAGATAAGAAGACCTTTCCGTGGTTGTACCATATCGCTAAAGGCTTTGAGCAGTGGGAGCCTCTTGGAGTGGTCTTCGAGTTCGTCAGCACGTCCTCCGAATTCAACGGTGTGTCGCAGGCTCTCGGAACGGTCATCATGGCAACCGACTATGATACCTCGGATCCGATTTACGCGTCCAAGATTGAGATGGAGAATGCGGGCTACGCGAACTCCACGAAGCCGAGCCATACAGCCATGCATGGCGTCGAGTGCGATCCGTCTGAGCGAGCCACGAAGCTGCTCCACTGTGGAGTCCCGAATCCGGGAGAGGAGAAGTTCTATGATTTAGGGAGGTTCAGCATTGCGACTCAAGGTTGCTCTGCAGTGAACCAGAACTTGGGAGAGCTTTGGATCTCCTACGATTTAGTATTTTACAAGAAGCAGTTAGCCACGGATGTCACAATCGCGAGGTCGTTGTTCGCAACGACCGGGACGGTTGCTACATTGGCTGGCAGTTATGCGGGTAACCCCCCGCATTTCTGGACTGGTTCCAACACAGACGAACTAACTTACAGCCTGGAGCCGTCAGGGTCTTACAATATGGGGAAGATTTCTTTCCCTCCAACCCAAGGAAACGGCGTTTACCAGCTGTCGTACTTCGCAAAGATGCCAGGCGGCTACCCCCTTTACAACGATATCTTCCCAGTTAGTCAACGGGTGAATTGTAGTTTCGAGAGTGTTTACCTTCTCAGCGACGAAAATCCCCCGGGCACTTTCACCTACGGGATTTCAGTTACGATCCGCATTACGGGGAGGAATGCGTCGTTCTGTTTTGGCGTTAGCGCGGGGCCCATAACGTCCGGGCAATGGACGTTGACCACGGCAAACCCTAAGCAGACGTGGACTTGAGAGCCTTTGAAGTGCATATTAATCGTGACGGCGGAGACAACCGCCTGGGAGCATACCCGAACAAACCGGAAACCTAGAAATTTACAGAAAATTAAACA